TGTAATAGATAAATTTCATTAGCTGTACCTAAAACATAACCAGTACTTCCAGGACTTCTTGTAGCAGGTGGTAATCCACCAGCACTAGTTTGACTTCCTGAATAAAAATCTGTACCATATTGTTTTCTATACAACATCCATGTAGCTATAGGATCACGTAAAGTATTTCCATCAACATCCATGCCTAATTGCTTAGGAATTTGATCAACGTCAATACTATTTATGAATCCTTGATATTTTGATAGTTCTTCGTTTTGTACATGTTTAATATAAAGAAATTGAAAATAAGAAGGTATAGCTCTTTGAAATAAAGATATAGATTTTGAATTTCTACTTGTAAATATAGCACCAAATGTAGATAATGAAAAAGAACTATAAGGATGTTCAATGTCAGTATATTGGTAAGGAACTTCTCTACAAATAGGATATATATTTTCTCCTAGTCTAATAACTTCATATTTTCTAGGAATCCATATTTCTTCTGCAATGTAAAATGTATCACCACTTAACCATTCATGTTTCTTAGACTTATTACCCCATTTATTTGTAAACTCTATTTCTTTAGCTGATTTAGGTATATCAAATGATTCTGGTACTGGAATTACAATTTCATTATTATATTCATCATAATAAGTAATAAATATTACTTTTCTGTATGCTTTAAACTCAATATGAGTCTCCCATACTAATGATTCTTTATAATGTTTCTTATCAATTCCTTGACCTTGATGTGTTCCAATGTTTTTATTATCAAAGGTATCAAGTTCATTACCATCTAAACTTCTAAATACTTCTTGTGCTGTATGATCAAATACAGGTCTGTTATCTTTACCTAGACCATGTCTTTTATCAATTCTATAATTATTAGTGTGAGTATTTACACCTAATGTTTCAATATCATCTTCACTTAAATAATCTCCATAATTATTATAAACATCAGCAATTGTTATAGGTTTTTTATACCAAAAATAATCACCTTTATTTACAAACATTTCATTAGGTGCTTTATGAAATCCAGAATATAATGGGTTCCTAACTTCTAAGTAAGGTTTACCATTGTTCCATCCTGAATATATAAAACATCTATCTACTACAATAGTATCTTGAAATGTTTCATCTTTTTTAAGAGCAATCTGTTGATCAAATTGAGCATATTTTAATGCTTTATTCATAAATATTTCAAACTCAGATGAAAACTTTTTATTTAGAATATCTTCAGGAGTAGCTTGACTTCTCATTTCTTCGACATACTTACCAACTTCCTGCTCAGACATTCCTTGCATTTCCATTTGAGTCTTTTCTATCTGTAATAGAACATCTTCCTCAACACTTCTTTTTAATGCTTGTAGTAATTTTTCATCTTTTTCTCTAATTAATTTAGAAGCTAATAGTATTACTTTTAAATCATCCTTTCTTTTTAAATTTTCACCTTTTAATACATTTACTTTATTATGTAATATAGGATAAGCTACTACTGGTTTCTCAATTTGACCAATGTTAATATTTAATGGATTTACAAACTTTTTAAGTTCATCTTTAAACCCATCAATATTATCATTGTAAACATCGTATGCTAATTTCATTTCTCTGGCTCCATCAACTGTAGATGAATATGCAGGAACTACATATTCAGTATAATCTTTAAACCATTGTTTATCATTAGCATACTTTTCTCCTTCTGAAATTTTTAATGCAAATACAGGTTCTGTTCTATTAGAACCTTTACTTCCATATATACTTTTTATAGCCTTTTCTGAATGTTTCATTAAATTCCAATTGATTGTTTGTACTCATTGTATAATGTAAATTCAGTATTAATTAATAATTTTGTACTAGCCACTGCTGTATCTAATGCTATTATTAAAACTTTTACTGGATCAATAATACCACTTTCTAAAAAGTTTTCATATTTATGAGTTTTCACATTATAACCTACATGAGGATTTTTATAAGTTTTAAATACATCGACAACATTAGCATTAGACATAATTTGTTTCAAAGGTAATTTAAGTACACTTTTAAGCTCTTTATGAAGGGTTTCTGATTTAAATAAAGCTAATCCTCCGCCTACAACATAACCTTGTTGTAACGCACTTTGAACAGCTCCTATAGCATCCTCTATTCTATCGTATTCTTCGTTTAATTCTTCTGCTGTTTGACCTCCTGTAAAAATAGTTACAGTAGAACCTTGTAAAGCATGAATTCTTTCATTATAGTCTTTTTCATCAAACCATTCAACAGCATTTTCTCTCAATGACTCTAATGTTCTAATTCTAGCATTTAGTCTAGGAGTATCATCATTATAGATAATCATTTTATAAGCATCCATAACTACTCTATCAACAAAACCATAAACATCAGTATCATCAGCAGGAGAGAGATAAGAAGTTATATCTTCTATATTTTTCTTTAGTCCATGACCATATCCAGGAGTTTTAACTAAACAAACATTAACTGAATTGTTTACTTTATTCATAGACATTTGACGCATGAATCCGTCTGAGAATTTAGGAGCAATAATAATTAAAGGAACACCTTGATTAATACATAAGTTTTCTAATAAACTTTGAAGTCTAGGTGAAACTCTATTAATAGGTGAATGTTCAATATAAATATAAGCATCTTCATAAATAGCTTGTTCTGTATCTTTATTTGTCATAAATGATGGATGAATAAATCCACCTGTAAACGTTATACCTTTAGAAATTTCATAATACGTTTTATTACTGTGCTCTGATTTTTCGAGATTAATAAGTGTATCAAATCCTGTTTGAGTATATATTTCAGCAAACATATTACCCAAGCGATCAGACTTAGAACTAACAGTAGCAATATTACGTATGTCATCAGTTGTTTTTATTTCTAATGCTTCTTTTTTAAGAAATTCTTTTACTTCGTCAACAGCCTTATCTAATTTAGATAATTCTTTTATAATATCTTTATCTTTAATTAATTCAAATACTTCTTGAATAAGACCTTGAGTAAGTACACATGTTAAAGTGGTTCCATCTCCACATTCTTCTACAGTTTTATTAGCCGCAGAGATAAGAATTTGTGCTCCAATATTTTCTATTGGGTCAGGAAGTTTAATTGATTTAGCAACAGACACACCATCTTTAGTAAATTTAAGAGGTTCAACTCTATCATTACTAGCTACAATAACATTTTTACCTGACGCTCCCATTGTACTTTTAACAATATCAGCAGCTTTATTTAATCCAGCCAATATTTTTTCGTGATTATTATGGATTTCAATTGTTTTCATTAATTGTATTATTCGTTTAATTCAGTTTTTACAAATGTATTAATATATCCAATTTTAATTAATATATTTGTAAGTTCAAATTTATTTTTTATATAACCATCAAATGAACCTATGAAGTAATGATCACTTGTCATTTCATTTCTAATATTATTATTAATAGTTACATAATTAGGAAAATTAAAAAATTGACTATTGAAATTTAATGATATATAATTATCATTATTAATAAATTTATCATCATCAATTTTTTTAAAATTAAATGATTCTATATCTTTATCATCTAATTTTTTAACTCTAATTGTTTTATTTTTTAATGCTAATCCTATTTGGTAATATTTTAAAGGTATATCTTTTAATATAGGAAATGTTAATCCTTTTATTTGAGCATCTCTAGAATCATCTAATATAACTTTAGATTCAACCCATTTTGGATCAAATCCTTCTTCAGTTTGATTTCTAATATAATATTCAAATTCAAATCCTAAACAAAATTCTTCAATATCAGGAATATAATATTTATCCATTTTTTATTTTCTTTTCTTTTTTTCTTTTTTCTCTTAGCGCAATTATTTTTTTATATATTATAAGTGCTTCTTTATCTGTTTTAGCACTTTTATAAGAAAATTTTAATTTACTTAATTCAATATCATGTGAATTCATCATTTTTGTTATTTATGTTCCATTTATCAACCCAATTATAATTTACAACTTCTTTTTCTTTTTCTTCAAACAATGAAGAGTTTCTTTCTTTAAATGTATCAAATGGATCAGATACAAAAAATAATCCTTGGTTTTGAGATAAAAATGATAATGGATTCTCTTTCTTTTGGAAAGATTCCATTAATTCTTTTTCATTCTCTTTTATGCTAATTATAAACCCTAATGTTGACATTACAGCATCATAATTACCACTTTCTATACTAAATTGTTGTATTTGTTGTATTAAGAACCTACAAGGTATTCTTTCTATATTTCTTTTAACACCATCACTTAATTCTGTAAGTTCTAACAACCATTCTGCTAATTTATTTATTAGTTCTACTTTAGCTGTTTTATTACCTACAACATACCCATAATTAACTATATGCTTTTGATGTACATTAGAAGTTTGAACTCTTTGAGGTTTTAAGTTAAGTAATGATGCTTTATTTCTATTTACAAAATAATTTTTACATTCATCACCAATACCTGCATTATTTTCAAACCATAACCCTCTATGAGGATTACCATAGTATTGTAATAACTTTTCTAAGTTCTCATAATACTCTTTTCTACCGCCTGAACATTTAGATATATATGAAGCTACAATAGTATTACCATTATAACCATAAGGTATATATTTAGGATTCATTATTACATATGTACATCCTAATGACTCTCCTTCATCTAATCTATCTGATTTATAAGGGTCATGAGTGAATATATACATATCTTTAGGTATTTCACCTTTAACCTCTTGAGGGAACTCATAGATCATTATAGGACCATCTAAAGCAGTTCTAGTATACTTATATTTATGTTCATAGTAAGGTTGCTTAGTTTTATCTATTTCATGTTGAACTCCTCTTGGAAATTTACTATTCCATATTAGTTTTACAGGAGTTCCTATCTTTTTATATAATTTATTTTTTATTAATTCTTTTTCTCTTGTTTCAGCTTCATTTACAGGTAATAAATATCCTTTATTAGATTGCCACATATCAGATGGTTTTAAAGGATTATTCATCTTAAATATAGCTAATACATGAGGATTATCTGCTTGAGCAGCTATATTTTCTTCTTTTTTATAATATTTTATAGCAGCTTCAAAATCTGTATTACCATTTTCATCTTTAAACCTTCTATTAGTAATATAAGCAGGAAGAAAGAATCCAATTTCACCAGATTGTTCCCAATCATCTACAAAAGATAATAAATTATATTGTTTAGGATGAGTAAATATTTGTTTTGCTGGTTTAATAGTTTCCATATTACCAGAAGTTCCTAACCCAATTTGACATCCAAATTGTTTACCAATTTTAACTGTCGCATTGTTAGAACCCCATGCGTGTAATAATAATTTTAATAAACCAACTTCTTCATAAATTAGTTTATTATAACGTCCTCCTGCTGCTGCTTCTGCACCATCACTTTTTTGAGGAGAATATATTACATGAGCTATATATGAACCAGTACCTTCTTTAATTTTTCTTCCTTTATCAATTAATTCATATTCATGTCTCCAAGGATTCTTTTTATTGTTAGGTTCTAAAGAACCAGCCATTTGTTTAAAAAATGGACTAGGTTCGTAATCTTCATCAGAAGGTTTAGTCCATACTCCTAATTCATTATCAGTAGCCAACATAAACATAGAATCTTTTATTTTTTTACAAAAATCAGAAGATTTATCTTGTTGACCAGCACCTACACATACTTCAGCTTTAGGTGGTTTTAGTATAGACTCCTCAGTATAATATTTAGTTCCATTAAAACAAATTTCATATTTACATACAGCTAAAGAATAATAATA